AAACTATTAAAATTAAGTTTGTCCATGGTAGACGATGTGGCAAAAACTGTATCAGAATTTATGAAAGGCTACAAGGAGCAAAATGCCGATGACAAAGAAGGCGCACCGAAAGTGCTTTTTGTTATTGATTCATTAGGCATGATGTTGACACCAACAGATGTAAACCAGTTTGAGGCAGGCGAAATGAAAGGTGACCTTGGTAGAAAACCAAAGGCATTAACGGCACTTGTAAGAAACTGTGTTAACATGTTTGGAAGTTGGAATGTTGGTATGATAGCAACTAACCATACATATGCATCGCAAGACATGTTTGACCCAGATGACAAGATATCAGGAGGACAAGGATTTATATATGCATCAAGTATTGTTGTTGCTATGAAAAAATTGAAACTAAAGGAAGACGAAAAAGGTAACAAAGTTACTGACGTGAGGGGTATAAGAGCGGCATGTAAAGTTATGAAGACAAGATACGCCAAACCATTTGAAAGTGTACAAGTCAAAATTCCTTATGACACAGGTATGGATCCTTATAGTGGGCTAGTCGACTTGTTTGAGAAAAAAGGAGTATTAGTTCAACAGGGTAATAGATTGAAATACATAGATTCTTCGGGTAAAGAACATTTAGAGTTTAGAAAAGCATGGACAGGTGATAAATTAGATATGCTGATGGCAGATTTTGACCAATTGTCAGATAGCCAACCAGAGGAAATAAAAGAATAATGGCCGACATTACACACGAAGACATAGAACGTCTTTGGAACTCCATAATCCATTACGTTACAGAAAGACAGCGTCTTGATATGGCTATTGATTTTATAAAAAGTCTAGAAGACATCGGAGTTGAGATTGATGAAATAAAAGCATCTGCCGAATATGATCCGAAATTAGAAGAAGCAATAAACACAGTATTTGAAGAAGACAAAGAAAACGAAGAGTACGATAAAACATACGACGATGATTAATTGGTACAACGAAGTAAGCAGAAGTTTAGAAAAGATACCTAACTGTGTTGCATACTTTGAAAAAGAATTACAAGAAGCAAAAAAACAATGTAAAATATATGGTAACTTGGAAAGGGCAAGTGCCGCATTGCCTGGCATTGTTGAAGAAAGATTTGGGCAACTGCAACAACTAGAAGCAATACTAGAATATCTAAACATAGAACTTAGAAGACTAAGATCAAAAACATTCAAAAAATTTTTAGAGAATTACAACAGGGCACTTTCCAGTCGAGATGCAGAAAAATATGTCGACGGAGAAGATGATGTTGTCGACTTGACCAAAATTGTTAATGATTTTGCACTCATAAGAAATCAATATTTAGGTATCACCAAAGGACTGGATCAGAAACAGTGGCAAATTACAAACATTGTTAAACTGAGAGTAGCAGGAATGGAAGATGCCGACATCAAATAACAGAATAATCTTAACAGACGTTGACGGAGTATTGCTAGAATGGGAACACCATTTTACAGAATGGATGTTACAGAGATCATACTATAATGATAAAAACGAAAGAATATATCCCTATCATTTATTACCAAATAAGGAAAGCACATACGAAATGGCGGAAAGATTTGGCCTTACTGTGCAACAAATTAGAAAAGAGATACGCGAATTTAATAAAAGTGCTTGGATGGCAAACCAATGTCCTATGCCAGATTCGCAAACATGGGTAAAACTTCTCGCTGTTGAGGGTTGGACATTTATTCCAATAACATCGCAAACATCAGACATACCTGCACAACTAGTAAGGAAAAAGAGGCTTCAAGAACTTTTCGGGGAAGATACTTTCAAAAATTATTTTATACTTGATACAGGTATGGATAAAGATTCTGCTTTATCCGAATTTCATAACACAGGTCTGTATTGGGTAGAGGACAAGCCAAAGAACGCACTAGCAGGCTTAAATTACGGACTAAAGCCTATATTAATTGATCATCCATACAACAGAGATTTTAATCACCCTGATATAACACGTGTAAATAACTGGAAACAAATACATGAAATGATAGCACGATGAAAATTTACGTAGGTTGGGACTCGAGAGAAGACATAGCATACCAAGTATGCGAACATTCGATTAAGAGAAGAGATCCGTCGGCAGAGGTCATTCCCTTAAAGCAAAACGAAATGCGGGAACAAGGCATCTATACTCGTGAAGTTGACAAACTTGCAACAACTCAATTTACTTTCACAAGGTTTTTTGTTCCTTATCTAAATGATTACAAAGGTTGGGCAGTGTTCTGTGACTGTGACTTCTTATGGAAGATTCCTAGCCACATGCTGACCAAATACATGGATCCCAGTAAAGCAGTTGTGTGTGTCAAGCACGACTATACACCAAAAGAAACAACTAAAATGGATGGACAAGTACAAACAGTGTATCCAAGGAAAAATTGGAGTAGCATGGTGCTTTGGAACTGTGAACATGAAAAAAATAAAATATTGACCCCAGATTTTCTTAACCAGCAAACACCAAAATTCTTGCACAGATTCAGTTGGCTTGAAGATTCCGAAATTGGTGACTTACCTCACCACTACAACTGGCTAGTAGGTTGGTACAGAGAGCCAGAAGACGGATCACCAAAGATATTGCACTATACAGAAGGCGGTCCTTGGTTCGATGGATACAGACACTGCGACTACTCGGATGAATGGAAGAAGGAAGCAATCAACCTCTTCAGCTCCTAATTTATTCCAATAAAAAACCTGATAACTACTGTTAACGGTTATGAAAAAAAATCACAAGACTAGAATGCTTGAATGGATCGACGAATTAGGTCTTATCGTGGTGCAATCGGAAATAAAGCCATATGGTCCTGGCACAAGGAGATACATGGTTGGGAGACACATAGAAGAACCAAAGCACAATGCGTGGCAAATGCCAAGTGGGAAGTGGGCATCAACTCCGGGAGAGCAGGAATGGTTAACGCCAGAACCACTAGACGGACCCGCTTTGGAAAAATGGTTGAACGACTATGTAAAAAAAAAATGATTAGAATATTAGGATCAGACACTGAAATACCCAAAAAGATCAAAGGATGGAATCACACATTCCAGATTTCAAAGCCCTATATTAAAGGCTATGGAATTGGTATTGATGTTGGTTGTAGAGAAGGTGGATTTGCTAGGGAGATGGAAAACTATTTCTCGCACATACATTGTTTTGATTTCCGCAATAAGAAAGACATGTTTGAACACAATGTAATTGATATGAACAAGTTTAGCTATCACGTTTGTGCTATAGGTGACAGGGAAGGCACTGCATATACAACGAACAAAAAGGTAGGCCGGATAAAGGATAGTGGCAACGTTGCAGTCCCTATAAAAACTTTAGATTCATTTAAATTTGAAAATGTTACTTTCATAAAATACGATATCGAGGGCTATGAATTGAAAGCACTCAAAGGCGCAGAGCAAACCATTAAAAAATATAGTCCGGTAATTATTATAGAACAGAACCGAGGAAACAGTTTCCCTCAGCAACTTTTAGAATCTTGGGGATATACTTGTAAAGGCATCGATAAAGTTTTCAATCAAGATTATATAATGGTTAAAGTATAATGTATAAAGAAATTCCACTCCCAACATCAATAGCTTTTGAACCAATTAACTTATGTAACGCAAAGTGTTATTGTTGCCCATATACTACTTTGAGTCAAGATACAACCTATCACGGAAAGCAAATGACTAAGGAACAGCTAGGAAAATTGTTACACGACTACGGCTCGCTTATTAAAAAATACAAAGTAAAAGATTACACCTGTGCTATAAATCCATGGAGGTATAGTGATCCATTAGTACAACCAAATTTAGAATACATAATGGAACTTTGTGATCAATATAAAATTAAAATTGGCATATGCACAAATGGTGTGTCATTTACCAAAAAACAATGTGAGATATTAAACAAGTACATACATCTTTTAGGAAACATACACATGAGTGTTATTGGATACACGGCAGAAGAACTATGGGAGTTTATGAAAATTAAAAAAGAAAAAACAATGAAAAGTTTAAGTTTTGTGAAAGAAAATTATCCGAAACTTTCAGAAAAAATCAGGATAGGCATAAAACATAAAAATCAATCAACTACAGCAAGTTCTGAAACAGTCGCTGAATATCAAAGCGTGATACTAGGAAAAGTTAAATCAAAAAGAAATTGGGTTGAAAATAGAATGGGGGATGGTGATGGCGATTGGACCAAGCCTTACAATGCTGAAATAAATGAAAAAACTTACATGCAAGGTTGTGCAATGGGTGGTGGACGTGTGCTACGACAAATGGAAATATTAGTAGACGGACAAGCAGTTTTGTGTTGTGATGATGCAGAGGGGAAAACAAACTACGGTAATGTATTTGATCTCGGTATTGAAAAAGTATGGAAGAATCTTCAAAAAGAGCACACAGTAATATACGCTAAGGAATATTCAGTAAAAAAGAAGAATCTTATATGCAACACTTGTTCAAGAGGAAAATTCAAAGGCAATTGGACGAAGTCTATGGAAACAAAATTATTAGCGAGACAACAAGGCGTAATTAATAATATAGGAAACATGCAATGATTGGCAAATATTTTTTAGATAATTGTATGCAAAGTAAAACATTGACCGATCCATGGTCTCATCAGATTATTAAGGATACACTACCGAAAGAAGAATTTGCCATACTTAAAAATGAATGCGAAAAGTTAAATGTACCTAAAGACAAACTTATCCATATACATCCAAAAGACTTCAATGAGTACGGAATATCATTCTATGAACAGATACATAGTATCAGTAAAAGTGTTTTAGACAATGCGAAAGCATTATGTAACAAATATCCTAAACATAGATGGTTTGAAGATCTGGGGGTGAACGCACACATATCAGTAACTCCGCCACTCCCATACAAGTTTCACATCCACCAAGAGGGACTGGAAAAAATATGGAGCAGTGTGACTTATATTACGCCTGAAAAAAATATAGGAACTAAAATGTATACAAAAGAAAGCGAAGATTCCTTTAACAAGGAAGCAGAATGGAAACCTAACAGCACTTTTATATTTTGTGGACAGCAAGGAATAACTTGGCACAGCTATGAAAGTGATACAACCGAACAGCGAATAACCCTAAACCTCTTCCTAATGAAAGACAACAAACACTGTTTTTACAGGGGCTGATTAATTTTTTCTCTTAGTGCGTCTATGTCTACTTGTAGATGTCGATCTCGCACTTTATCCCAAACAAAATTATCTCTTAGATTTATATTAAGATTATGACGTATTTGTTTTCCAGCGTTATCATTAATAATCTTTTTGGCTTTGAATATGACTGTTGGTAAAAATAAACATCTATTTAATTTCCTTGCAACTTTCTGTGTGTATGTGTCAACATGCCAGTGCCAAAAAAAAGCAGGTGCAAGATAACCTAGTGTGTTGATCCAATTTTTATGCACGGCAAAATGTGCGGCCGGCAATGGTTTATCTGGCCATAACATTGGGTCCTCGATTCCAGTTTTTCCGGTGCCTTTATTCCTACCGTCGCTGGGTACTACCATCAAAATTTTATCTTCAAATCGATTAAATTGGTCTTCGATCAACTGATCCCAATTCTTAGTTTGCACTTGCACATCGTCACCCATTAGCATGACAATATCATGTGATGCTTTCTGTGCCATCAAGTTCCAACTGTAACATGTAGATTGATTCGGTCCGACTGTGTAGTGTTTTTCGTCTAGTAAATCTCTGTATTGTTCTAAGGTTTCATCGTCGTCATTTAGATAAAATAAAAATTCTGTATCATATTTTTGTGTTTTAGTGGCAGTATCAACTAATCTCTTTGCTAGTGAGGGTCTGCCTCTTGATGGACAACAGAAAGAAATCATATCAATTTCTTCTTCCAAGTTTCGGGTGTATGATCGTTAATTATTTCTAATGGTAAATGATATTGAAACTTTTTTGTTCCTCTGGTTCTAATGTATTCTGCTGTTTTTTTAATAGACTGTATTGTGTTTGTTGCTGTCCTATAACCTAAAAGATCTCTTGCTTTGTCTGACGAACATATTGCTAGTTTGACCTCTTTAGGTCTATCTTTATAATGAATAGGATCCAAATTCAGTCCTGTTTCATTTGCACATGCCTCAGCTAACTTATTGATTGTTATAGGTTCCTCATCCGGTCCTATGTTAATCACTTCACCAACTACATTGTCCTGGAACGCAAGTGCGTTAAGACAATACAAACAATCATCTATGTAACTGAAACATCTTTGTTGTTCGCCATCTCCGTATATGATTGGTTGTTTACCCTGCAACATTCTGTTCAACATAATAGACATAACATTCCTAAATGGGTCGTCATATTTCTGTCTTGGTCCAACAATATTATGTGGTACAGCAATTACATACTCGACTCCGTGTGTCTCACATAAATTTTTCAGGACATCTTCTCCGGCCTTTTTTGCTATCCCATAAGGATCCTGAGGATGACATTCATAAGTTTCTTTGTATGGCAACACATCATAATGTCCATATCTCGCCATGCTTGAACAATAAACTATTCTTTTTACTTTGTTACGTATAGCCGCTGTAATTGTTGTGACTGATGCTTCGAAAATATTCTTTGTAACAAGCACAGGAGAAAATACTGA